CTGATCCTGCCGAGCCAGTAGCTGTAAAAGTATGCCTACCGTGCTGTGATTCATGCTTGTTAATAGTATAAAAAATTGTATTACCCTTTTTAGTAACTAAAGCTAGCTTTCTATGCTTACCATGGAAGCCTCCATTAAAGTATTGAGCAGAAAATTTAATAGTGGCAGCAGCGTGTTTAGTACCACCGGCTACACCTCCTCCAGTTACTGGATCTTCAAGGTGATGGGTATTAATATGAGCACCGGTAACGGTTACCCCGGCAGTGGAAACGTCATTGTAAAGTAAACCAACTACCGGATCATCAGTAAATGTATGATAGGTTGAAGATGATAATAGTTCCATTGAATTGTTAGCTGCACTTAATGAGAAAAACCCTCCTCTACCATCACTTCTATCAGTATCGTTAAGAGGTGCTGGACTACCTAATGCTGTTAGAGGATTAGCTACGCTTCCAAATCCATCCCGTTGTCCATATAAGGCGTGGGTAAAAGCTTTATTAATGTCTGTGTAATCGGCCATATGAATATTTATAGCTCTCTTTACAATTTTATTAACTTTATAGATAATAAACTAAAAAAAACAGCAGAGCTTTCGCTCTGCTGTTTAGTGATTTGTCTTGCGACTGCTGCTTCAACCAGCGATGTACTAATATTAGAAGTACACCGATTGTGAAGCCGGAGTAAACGCTGTACCAAGTCCCTGAACAATAATGACATGATAGTAGAGATCAGCACCGAAGATGTTGTCAACAACACCATAACGAGTAAGCAATCCAACACGTGGAGCGAAGTCGTTAGGACCAATAGTTCTCTGTACCATGACAGGAATGTAAGGACAATAAATGATACCAGTATCGTAGAATTCAGGCCCCTTGTAACCAAGGAGAGCATATTCAACACCAGAAGTACCTCCGCTGTATTCACCAGCGTTGGCGCCACCATAGTTAGTGCTATTCTGAACCTCTGTACGGGTATCACGGTAAACGCTGAATCTTCCTCCGAGTGAACCAACCTTAGCAATGCCAACAGGCTGTGTATTCACGTCACCCTGTACAGGTACCCACTGGAATTCAGGGAGCATCTCAAGGATTGCGCAAACACGAGGTGTAGCAACAACAAAGTTAGCTGCTCCACGTCTGTTACGTACTGCAATACGATTGGCTTCAATGATAAGACGCTGATAGAAGTCCCTATTACGCTCGACCATCCAACGACCATCTGCAGAAGCAGGTGACCATACGGAGTAGCCTTTATTAATTCCAGCACTGAAAGCGGACTGAATCATTCTCATGAGCATTTCACGGTCGATCTCAGCTTGGATCTCGTATGACATAGCATTCGTGATCTCAGCATCAATATCAATTCCGTTCATGTTCTTAAGGTCTTGCTCAAGCTCAACTGACCAGCGTGCTCCGAGGCGGCGTGTGCCTGCCTCAACAGCGGTCTTCTCGAACTTAACCTCAACCTGAGGAATGTTTCCAGTAATTTCAAAAGCTGAAAGAATTTGCGCAACACCTTTATCTTGATCCGCGAAATCCCAGTATCCACCTTCACCACTTAAATTGTGTGCAGAGGAACCAGTAAAGCGAGTATCAAGAAGTTGGTATCCAAGTTCATCACCAGGAAGTCCACCGGATCCCGCATACTTAGCATGCGAAATACCAGCTCCACTTCCACCGCCGGCAGCACCGCCATCAGTACCGCTACCAAGGGTAGTAGACTGATAAGCGTAGCGAAGAGCAAATGCTAATCCAACAGGACCAGACATTGGCTGTACACCTACGATTTCGTTAGTAATGAGCTCGGGGAACGTACGACGAATCATTGGAATAAGCACTTTAGGAAGACGAGAATCGCCAGCAGCATAACTATCACTGTTAGGGGCTCCTACATAGGAGTCTCCTGCATTAGTTGGGTTATAAATACTGTGATTTGTTGCACCGCCACCAAGAGCACCACCGTTACCGGCGGAGTTGGCTTCCTCAATACACCATTGCTCTTGGTTCTCAAGAAGAATAGCGGTATTAAGGCGGGTGTGATCGTCTTCAATGGGTGCCACACTATCAGAAGAGTATTCAAGAACAGGTGCCCACTTCTCAAGAAGTGTATCTGCTCTATCTCTATCAATAAATGATTGTGGTTTATTCATTTGACGTTTCCTTTCATTTTACCTCATGGGATCAAGTCCCAAGTTACTCAGGTGACAAGCACCTCATCGTTCAGGGGGAAATTATTTATGAGACCTTTTTAATTCTTGTAAGTAAGGATTAATTGGTTTTTCGTTCTTCTCCTCCGAGATCTGTTGTACTGGGGCATCAGTTTTTACTTTACGTTGCTTATATGCCTCTTCTTTAAGTACAGAAAGTCTTTCGTTTTCTTTTTTATCAAACAACTTAGCTGTATATTCAAAATTTTCTTCAATAAACTTAGGCGACTTATCAGCTAAAATTTTGGTTAAATACTCTTTCTTTTTACCAGATAAACCTGTAGTTTTATTTTCTAAGAGTAAAGAAGCAGTTTGCTTATTATATGCTTCCTTAAGAAGGCTGTTCTCTTTTTCGAGCTTAGTTAATTTTTCACTTAACTCATCAATTTGTGTTTTTCCATCCATAACAGCTTCTTTTACTGACTCACTCATTAACGTGGAGTCGACAGCAAGGACCTTTCTAAGATTACCTAACACTTCTCTTGCTGTTCTATTCTTAGTAGCTTCTTCAATAGCTGCTGTAGGAACAGACTCTTCAATATATTCATCTAAATAATCTGAAATACTTTCAACCAAGGTAGTTTTAAATTCACTAGCACTACCGTTAAGCTCCTTTTCATATCTCTTAACTACTTTTACAAGTTTGTTAGCATTATTATGATCAACTGCTTCTACCACTCTATTTAACTTATCAGTATGATCTTTATCAATTGCACTTACTAACTCCTCAAGCTTCTCAGCATATAGCTCGTCTTGATTAGTCAGCGCTGCTTCTACTGATAATTGAATTTTTTCTTCAATGGCAGTTTCAATTTCCTTTACTGAATCTTCAGTAAGTACTTCTTCTGCCTGCTCGGGTAATGATTTATCGTTTTTCATATTTAAAAGAGTGGTTTGTCGGTAGCTTTATTGATTTTCTTTTCTAATTTGTCCTCAATTACGCTCTTTAAATATTTATGTGCTTGAGCATAATTTTTACTAGAAATCTCCTGGATAAACTTGGTAATTTTATTCTTAACATTAGCCATATTATTATTTATTATAAAGATTTAATAAAGCTAAGAATTCTTGTGCGTAAAAATGAATCTATCTCTTTTTTCGGTAGTTTTTGTATAGATTTCTCGAAATTTTCATAAACTTCTTCAAATCTATTATCTCCAGTCACAACCCATTGCTTGGATTCAAGTATACCATCTACAAAAGCACTTGGGTATGATGGATCAGCTACACAGTCGATAGCTACTAATTTTAAATTTTTAACAGTACTATGATCAGAACCTTCTTCTAAAGTACCTAACGCTCTTGAAGACATACCTACTTTTACTCCGTCGTTAATAAGAGCTCTAACTACTTGACCGCATGGTGTTGAGAGTACTTTAGATTTACCATAAAATACATTACCATCTTGCGTTAACTCTGTAACCATATGACAAGCTCTTTCTAGATCTACATCTGCTGTTGTAGGGTGATTAAGCTCGCCCATTGCTCTACCTGGCTTAACCATTTCTTCAATGTATCGTTCAGCCTCTCTCTGTAACTCGTCTAAA